TCCTTAAATATTGGGGGGTGTGGCTGGTGTTGTAGCCCTAGATCCAGATTGGGGAGGGGCTGGGGTCTGTTGTGGTTGATTTGCCGCAGGAGGCACGGAAATGCCCTGTGCTGGGCTTTGTGGTGCTGGGGGTGTCTGGGTAGCCTGAGGCTGAGCCGCTTGAACAGAGGGAATCTGAGCATCTAGGAAGGGTGGTATTGATGTTGTTAGGTTGTTATACCCTGTTGGAAACAGTTCCTTAAGTAGGTCTCTTATTAGTTTGTACTCATCCATGCTTTCCTGATCCATGATATGGTTTGCCACGGATACTGGGCTGAATGCAGATCCATTGGATTGAGACCTTGACTTCCCTTTCTTTCCGTAATTGGGATCTATTGATCGTGTTATGCCATATCGAACGGTAGGTCCGATGGCTGGGATTATCCTTAAAAAGAGATCCGCTAACGCTGCGGAATCAAAGTTGCCATCACCATTGATGGCATCATGCGTGATTCTTCCGGCTCTTGAGATCCCAGATGCTACAGCCATTCCTGCTGGAGGAATAGCTGCGGCTAGTATATTTGGATTTGTGAACTGATTCTTTCCTGTTGCAATGCTGCTTCCGCCAATGATGGCAAGTTGTGCGAGTGTTCCGGTCAACATTCTATTGGAAATGAGGGGGTTCCTTGCCACAACCGACAGAATTTTGGTAACATCATCTCCATTGATGTCTCCTTTTGCAATTCGTTCAAAATCATCATATGATATTGCTCCAGCAACAAGCATAAGTGCAAAGTTGTATAAGACATCCATAGCAGCAGCAATAATAAGGCGACCTGCCAGAAGCATAGGTGTTGTTCTTCCATAGGTCTCAAGTGCAAATTGCGTAACGAACAGTTTGGGGAAGGATCGATAAAGATTGAAGAGGAAGGATCTTGGGTCTCCCTTTGTGGGTCTATCCAATGTATTGCCTTCTACAATTGACTGCCTTGCATATGCCTTTTGGAATCTTCCTATTGCAGCCAACGCCTCATAAATATCATTTTTAATTAATCCATTGGACTCAGGAATTTCTTCCCACAACTTTCTCTTAAGTTCTGTTTCCATCTTGATTTGGATATTCCCAATATCAAGAAACTCTCGTCTTGTGAATCCTTGCTTAGATGTTCCAAATCTCTTGACTATATATTTGATAGCCTCAATGTTTTTTTTTGTCAACACACCAGACTCCCACATAAGTTGGAGCAGAACCTTTTCCGTCCCTGCAAAGTCTAAGATTCTTTCTGCTCCAAGTTCTCTTATGGCGTTTTCATACATCTCTTGGTTTTTTGGTCCCTCGTAATTCTCAATGAATTCAAGATAAGAGTCCATTTTCCCAAGTCTTTTGAGCAATTGCCTTTGACCTTGGCGCATAAGCGCAACTCTTAATGCCGGCTCTGCAATAAGATGTGAGTCTTTAAGTCTTTTCCAAAAATCTGAAATTCCAGAGTTAATGGGATTTTTTTGATTCATTCTTAGTCTTTCTCTAACATCAAATGGCATTTCATCATAATCGACAAGATGATGTTCCATGATGCCCTTTGTTGCGCTGTCTGTATCAAATAGTCCATCTACAGCCGTTAACCAAAAAGATGAGTTAAGGAGTCTATTTCCATATTTTCTACTGAAAACATTTATAAACAAACCAGCCATGCCAGTTAAAAGATCTTTGTAAAGCGAAATGGTGTTTCCTCCAAACATAACTGAGGTGGCTGCGCTTAGTGTTCCCTCATTGAGAAGAGTTGCAGCATTTCTGTTTCCTCCCCAAAGGGCAGTTGTGAATGCATCTGCCACCTTAACAGCCATGTTTTCCGTGCCCGAGCCTTCTCTTTCATCAATGACTGTAGCAGCACCAATAGCAAGATCATGTTTTCTCTTTACTTCTTTAAGTACAATATCCCAATCACTATCTGTTTTTGCCTTTGAAATTGCATTGATTAGCCAAGAGAAGGATACTCCTTCGACTCCAGTAAGGTCTTGGATTGCTTTATTGTTATATGCGGACCTTGCCATATTCCTTTCCATGCCTACAATGATGGATCTAAGGTCTATTGTAAAGCCTTCTCTTAGGATTCTTCCTTGCTCTGGGGTCAATCCATTGTTTTCTAAGAAAATGTCCTTTGCTGTAAGGTCTAATGAAGAGGAATCCGGCATAGTTGTGCTGTGACCTTGGGTCATAAGATGTTTTCTCGCATGCAATGAAGCCACGGAATAGCCCACTTGCTCTAAAGATCCACGCATATATGATGGTGGAGATGAAGATCCGGGGAAAACAGAGGGCAAGCGACCATCCAAAATGTCTGTTGCAAGACTGATTGATGTTCTATCGCTTGTGTCAATCCTGTTTTTCAACTCATTGATCACAATATCTAGTTTAGAAGACTCAAGTGACTTGAACACTTCCTTGTAAGTGGCGCCAGCCTTGGCTTTTCTTAGCAATCTTATTGCAGCATCTCTCAAATATGGTTCAACATCCTTGAAATCTGAACTATATGGTGAGTTTTTCAACTTAGCCTTGAAATTTGCCTTTGCTTGCTTGGCATTTGGTCTTTCTTCCGCCCAAAGTGTTGCAGCATATTCCTCAATCTCATCCAAAATCAATCGTTGACCTTGAGTAAGAACCTTTGATCCACCTATATTTTCATTTATTGTGTAATAAAATTGTTGGATTGAGGAAATGGTTCCCTTATCTGTTTGTATTTCACCCTCAATTTGGAACATCCCACCGCTAAGGTAAATGGAATAGGAATCTGCGGTTCCGTTTTGTCTCATGTTTGCCAAAATCTTGCTCTTATATGCTTTTGTCAAGGCATCTGTAAAGGTTGAGATTGTTTCTGCTGTTGTCTTTTCAAAATATGTGTTGTTTACTCTCAAGGCAAGCATGTCTTTTGGTGGAATTAGTGATTTTGTGTAAGTTCCATACTTCTGTGCCACATCCACAAAGTTTTGCATGTTTGCTGCATACAGTTCAGCGTGCTTCTTTGCTTCTTCAAACATCTGATCAGTTAGTTTGTGACCAAGAGGCAAGGATTCCTTTTTTTCTGGTCGATCATATAGAAGATAATCAAATGCACTTCTCTCAATTATGATAGCCTCTTTGTTTTTGTAGGTGTTTCTGATTCTGTCCGAGTTTCGTATCACAGCTCTTGACCATTGTTGAATATAGTTCAATCCTTGCAGTACTCCACCAACCGCGCCGCCATATACGTTTTGCCCCGATCCTTTTGTAGCATCTAGGATAAAACCAAGGGATGCTAGGATTGGTTCCGATGATGCATATGTTATGTTTGAACTGTTTCCTCCACCCATGCCATATACCCCGCCAATTCCAGCCTCTCCTATTTTTCTTGAAGACCCATAATACAAAAAGTCAGTGAGCCATTGCTTGACTCTTGTGCTTTTGTTTGGCATATCGCTGATGATCTTGGCAATGCTGGCAAGTTCACCGCCTCTCCTTCCTCTCAAAGTTGCAACCTTTTCAAGGACAAAGGTAGCCAATGCTATTTCTTGTGCCTTTGTTCTTGGTTGTCTGCTTACCTTTATGGTTCCCTCTTCCATTCCAATCATTTCATTCATATATTTTAAATAGTCTTCGGTTGGTTGTCCAAGAACAGTTCTTGATTTTGATCCTGAGATGTATTCTTCGGTTTCATCCACAAGCGAAGCAAGGGTTGCAATCTTATCTTCGCTCAAAGTTCCTCCGTTTTCAAGTTGTCTTCTAAGATCTATTTTGTAATGAAGTGTTTGAATGTCTCCCTCAGTCAACAACGAAGATCCCTTTGGAAGTTCCGTCAAAGGATACGAGAAAGATCTTGTGGATATTTCCGCAAGTGCCCTAGATTTGCTGTAGGTATTTCCAAAATTGAACATGACTTCAATCGCATCATCCATGAGTTTCATGGCTTCTGGGTTCTGGTTCCTAAAAACTTGCATTCTTTGGACAACCGTGGAAGCCATTCTCTTGATTCTGTTGAAGGCTCTTTCCCACCAACTTGCCGACTCGTCTGCAACAACATGCTTATCTCTTAGTTTTCTTATGTTGTTGATGACATTTTTGTTGTTGATTGTCTTGGAGATCAGAATGAATGATCCCCATTCGGCAAGGAACTCTTCTGGGTTTGAGGTGTAGTGTTCGATCAACAGACCGATTTCACTGCGATCACCGGCAAACATGGCTGACACCATATCGGTTATTGCGTTCTTGCCAGAGTTGGTTCTGAATGCAGTCAGGAATCCCTGATACACTTCGCCATCTGTCTCAAGGTGCTGCATTCTTGCAATGTGGGAGATTTCGTGTGCAAAGACATCTAGTGCTTCTAGCGATGCTCTCTTCTTAAGCAACTCTGGATTTAACTTGACTACAAATCTATCCCCAATCTGCAAAGATTTGCCTGCTCTTTCCATGTTTGGATCAAGGATTATGGATAGGTTGTTGGCAAACTCCTCATTATGCGTAAGGATGATTCCAAGCATTCCCTTGTATAGTTCAGCGGTTTCTTCTGATATTGCTCCTTGATTGACGAGATCCTGTATGACGATTTCAATTTTCTGTCCGTCAATTCCAAAGGCATTGGTCAATCCATCCTCTTCTGCCAAAGCAAGAACATCCTCATCCATAAGCCTGATATCTGGATTATATTGTTGATTGGCTCTGTCCAGTGCTTTCTTTGCCTTGGTCACTTCCTTTAGGTTGGTGATGTCGGTGACTCCAATGCTGCTAAGAACTCTGTTAAGAACATTGGGGATATCCGCAATTGGTCCGTTGAGTTCCACATATCTCTTGGCAGCATGGAAGTATGGGTTCCTTATCTCGTCTCGACTAACGGCTGACAGGTATGCTTCTGTGAATCCTCTGGCTGTTGAGTACAAGCTATTGAGTTCTTTGTCATCCATGATGTCTCCCACATATGCACGAAGCCTTTTCTTTGATGAGATGACATTCTGACCATCAACCTGTGCAAGAAGAATTACCGCAGGAACCATGTACTTGTCATCTAGGCTAAGAAGGGATCTAAGTTGAATCCCTTCTTCTTCAAGACCATACATGTCTGCAAGTTTAATTGCTTGATTAATCTTTGCTCCCCAAGCCATGTCAAATGCAGTTCCTCTAGGGTCTCCATCCTCACCGGCTACATAATATCTGGCATCGTACACTTCCAAGGGAAGACCATAGTCTCCACGCCTTTGTGTGTTGTTGGTTGTTCTTAACTTTGTTCCTGCTCTTTGGTGAAGCAAGGCAAGTATGTCCATTTCATCGGCATAGGCAAGCCTTTGCATCTCGTAAAACTTGCGTCTTTCCGCATTCATGAATTTCATGTTTTCATTGGTTGCAACACCGACCTCGGACCCAAGTGCTGCTGCAATTTCCGCATTGTTGAAGAACACTTGGTTCTGGATCTGGGTAAACATGTTTCTAATGTCTTCTGGAGTCAAGTGGTATACAGCATTGGCTTGTGTTCTTGATGTGTCAAATCTGATAAAACCTCCAGATCTGACTTTTGGTGCCTTGCCAGTAGATGTGTCTATCCTTGCTTCCATGAAGTTTTCATAATCAAATCTGTTTCCAATCTGCATTCTTCCAAAGTCATCAAGGAACAGATATAAATCAAATTGACTATCTGTTCTTATTTTTTCAGACTTGAAGATCTCATTTAGGATTGATCTTTGGTATTCAATGGGAACGGAACTCAACAAGACAAAACCATTGCTGTCTTTTTCCAATGAATCAAAGTTGTCTGGGTCAACTCTCTTCATGTAATTGGTTGCTATTTCCCTGCCAACAACTTCATACAAGACGTTAAAGATTACCTGCAATGAGTCAAGGCTTTGGACAGTAAGGGTAAGGATCCTTGTGTCTCTATTGTCTGCTGCTGGATCTCCAGTTGCAAGAAGGTTATTGGTTGGGCTTAGTCCAAGAGTCAGTGGACTTAGGCTATCAATGCCTTGCTTTGCAAGATAAAGAAGGAAGTCGATGTAGTACATCCCCTTGATCTTCTTCCCGTCAATTCCTATCATTTTCCCAAACTCAAGGTAACTTCTTGACTCATGGGACACATCATCATGGAATGACCATAGATTGGTCAAGCCTTGATACATGGTCAATACATTTGCTTGTGCATCTCTATACTCAGACTGCTCTTCAATTGTTCCACCTTTCAGTTTTAGTTTCTCCATCTTTCTGAGGAATGGATTCACAATTGAGTTTGTCATCTTCCAAATGGTGAATAGTTTAGCAATATCTCCTGATTGGAGAATATCTAAGTAGCCGCTTGATTCAGCAAACTTTTCAAGGACATGCATAAGGTTATTTGCTCTTAGTTCAATTCTTCTTGTTGAACTTCCGGTTGTCATCTCATATGTAGAGTCAAATGGCGTTTCATATATGTAGGGTGCCTTGGATCCCTTGTATCTGTTCTTGTATCCTCTTGCTTCTCTTGGGATTACATCATTGACTGATGGGATTTCTCGTTCTGGTCTTTTTGCCCTTGTCTTTCTTGTCTCTTCCAATTCCCGGTTGTAGAACATTTCTTGAAGAGAAAAGATTCCTCTTTCTTCCCATGGTATGTCTGAGTAAGGTGCGGAGAATGCCAACAATCCCTTTAGGTTGGAACCGGGATTGTATTGTGCTTGAAGGGCATCGCTCATGTTTCGTGATGGGTCGAGAAGGAATCTTGCTGAATCCCTGAGAAGACCGCCATTGCTTCTTCTTAAGTTACGGAGATTATCAGGAAGAGTAGCCTCTTCTAAGATTCCGCTCTTCCATGCACGATTTGCTCTTTCAGACTTTCTCAACCACTCTTCCATGAATCCTTCTCTGTTCTCAGAGTCGGCTGAATAGTTTCCAAACTTTGGCTCATAGGTTTTTGACAGTTGCACGGCAATATGTCTTGCAATCAGTTTTTCAATTTCTGCTTCTGCTTCTTCTCTTCCCAATTGACCAAGATTGTTTCGACCAAATTCCCACATGGCATATGGGTTATCATCTTTCATATCTGGTGTGTTTTCTCTCACAATGGAAGATAGTTTGGAGTTCAATGGCTGGTGCCTGTGCCCGTGCATGTAAATACGCCCACCGCTTGAATCAAGACCCATAAGGAAATAAATGTTAAAGTCTTCAAACCCAAGGAGATCCGATACTTCCAGATCCCTTCCCATAAGCATGGCATGCTCTTCCACTCTTCCTCTAATTCCCTCAGACTCTGTGCCTCTTAGTCTATAAGGAGTTCTTTGCAAGGCATTGAGCGCAATCAGAACAGGAGTTGTTTTGTATGCTTCTTCGTTGCCCATAAGAATGATGTTGAGTTCTCGCATTTGCTCATCATTAGAAATCTTTCCTCCTATCTTCTTCATATAATCAGTTGCAGCATTGATTCTTTTCTCGTATGATTTTGCAACTTCTTCTTCTGTTCTTCTTTCCATTGTTGCGATAAATCTGATTCTTTCTTTGATTGCTTCTTCCACTTGGTTAAGAGAGAACATGCTTTTGCCAGCATTTGTAAATCCATTCTTAGTGGCAATTTTTCTAAGTCTAGTGTGCCATCCTGTTGATGAATACGTTTCTCTTAGTTCATTTGCAATTTTTTCAGATAGTTTTCTTCGCCCAGCATCGTTTAGGTTTCCAATTGCAGAGTCAAGTATGTTGAATTGAATAAATGACTTTGCATTCATGAGGTGTTCTGCAATAAACTTAGCATCAACACCATTCATGTTGTTCCCAGTATCATACGACCAGTCTCTAATGCCTTCATAAACTGCCTTCAATCCACCCATGTAAAGTCTGGCAATTACTGCGGTCTTGAATGCATCTCTTGCATCTCCTGTTGTTAGGAATTCTTTTAACTTATCTGCTTGTTCAGCATTCCTTTGGTCGCCATTTGTAATGTATGCCATCTTGATTCTATCAAGATTGTCTAGTAGTATATCAACTGCTTTTTGATACCTATCTTCCGGCTTGTCTACAAATCCAACCTCTTCAAGCATTCGATCTAAAGCAGATCCGTCTTCATCCATATACATTAAAGTCAACGCAGCCATATGGTGAACACCGTTCATGTTGAAGTCAAAGTAATTGCTAAGGCTATATCCCCCATCCTTATAAGCAGCAATTCCTCTTTCAAGTGACTTGTAAACAAGATCAGTTGTTAGTATTGGATAGGTCATGACATGTGCAAACATTGGACCTAATCCAGATAAGAGAGACGCTCCTGATAGAGACCCCGGAGATAATGCATCCTGAGCAAAGACTCTTCCTTTGGTTTTTTCACTCATAAATATCTTTGATCCGGGAGCATATGTAACCGAGTCGTGCTGCCACATCATGAGCAGTTCAGGAAGATCAAGTAGTGCCTCAATAGCCCTTCTTCTGTACTCCACCATGTTAGCAAGTTTATCAAACATGCCTCTATTGTTAACATTTGGAAGCAGTTGCAGAGTCAACTCACTTGTTTCTGAAATAACCTCATCAGGATTCTCCCTCTGATTCATGTAAGAATTGATTATTTCAGTTGCTTCTTCTTTGCTTGCAATAGGTGAGTTTAGAATATGAGAGATTCTTTGTCTTAGTCTATAATCCTTGTATGCGTATTCAACCTCAGTCAATGATCTTGGGAAGATGTGGTTGACCTCGCTTAGGATAGGAAGTCTATAAACCATTGACATGTTTACTCTATGGGCGGGTTCTGATGCCTTAGCAATCTCCTCAGCCCGCGTCACATCCGTCCCCTTCTTTATTACTGCCTCAGAATGAAGTGACTTTCTGAATCCTTGTGGGGTTCTTGTTATGATTTGAATGACGCCTCTGCCTAGGCTATCTCCAATTGCAAAGTCAATGTTTCCGTTTCCAAAATCAGCAATGTCAAAATCCTTGTGACTGGAGTATTTCTTGATTGTATGGACAATAAGATTAAAGACATAATCTCTTTCTGATTGCACACTATCCTTAGGAACGTAATCAACAATCTCTGCTAGATCTGAAAGAGTTAGTCTTAGGCTTTTGATTTGGTCAAGGGCACCTTCAGTAACTGCATTTATGTATTGGTTTCTTTGTGACTCTGGGTTTCCTTCAGCAAAGTTGATTCCGGGAATCTTCCCTCCCGTTTGGTTGGTTCCTCGAATACCAAGAGGCAACCTGTTGCCTGCTTTTTCATAAGCGGCTTTGTTGATCTTAGATGAAGCATTTGAGTTTTCCTGTGCAATGTTTATTGCAGTCAGGTATGCCTGCTCTTCTGGCGTAACTCCTCGTTGGGCAAGATCCAGCATTGCCTTGCCAAACGATCTTGTGTTTGGAGAATGCTCAAGTGCAATAGCCATCAATGACATAATGATTGGCTGTGCCTTGTCCAGATCAATGACAGTCTTTGCTGATCCATCTCTAGGAAGAACTCCATCAAATGCCGTTGCCATTTGCCTTCCTTCAGGAAGTGCTTCCCAGTTAGACACAGCATCTTCAACGCCACCAAAAATAGGCGATTGATATGAAGCAAGGCTCCAAGTTGGTATGGCTGGTTTGATTGCCACTGAGTAGATGTTTCCATCTGCGTTCCTTATTCTAACAGATGCTCCATCTCTTTGCCTGAGTTCATTAAGGGTTTTGATAGTAAGTCTTCCATCAGCCATTGAATACTCATAAAGAAGTCTTGCAGCATCTGACTCTCTCAAAGCATTTACCTCATCTACAATTACTTCTTTCTCGCCTTCGCTGATCTTTGAGTTGTCTATTTTGGACAGGTCTTGGATAGTGATCGTTCTGCCCATTGATCTCTTCTTCCATAGAGTCGGCATATGGCTTCCTCCCACCTTGCTTTCCAGCAAGTTAAGAGCATCTGCTGTGTTTCCTAGGCTATACATCTTGCTTTTTGGAGTTGGGTCAGTGTTTGTTGTGCTGTCAAATGCCCTTAGGTTTTGGAAGATGTCAACACTTCGGAACACAATTCTAGCGGCAAGTTGCCGTGCTTCTGGGGTTCCTATGGTCTCTGCCATTGCAAGAAGATCAAATCCATTTCCATTGAAGGTTGCAAGCAACTTCCCTTGGTTTTGCATGTCTTCAATTTCAACAAGAACATTCATCAACTCTTCTGTGGTAAATAGATTACCATCGCTGCTTGATCGCACAGACTCATAGTTTTCAGTATTGACATCATCCATGAGGATGATAGTATGGATTCCTCCTTGGTTGTCTAGGTGTGTTTCAATATCAAAGGAAAACACCGAAGCAGTCTCTGCCCATTTGACCGGATCTGTGAACTCTCTTGAACTGAACACTGTTTCATCAATACCAAGATCCATAAGAACGCTTTTTGCAATTGAAACCATTTCAGCATGAGATAAGTGTGCGTTTCTTGTATTGCCTCTATCCCATTGAATAGCACTCTTGAAAAGGATTGATGGATCAACATCGTCTAGTTTTTCAATCTCACTCATGATCTTGCTTACAAAAGCAACATCGACAAACTTACCAAATTGAGGAAGTCGTCTTAGTGTCTCAAGTCTGTATAACAAAGATCTTAGTTTTCCATATAGTACTTCACCTTCATTTTCAGAGAACAGGTTTTCTGGCGGTATGATTCCCGGATTGGATAGAACACCAACCTCTTTCATTGTAAGGGTTGGGACAATAGGATAGTCACCGTCTGCCTCTTCAATGGTGGCTCCCTCGGTCTCTGGATCAATAGATGTTTCAGAGATCTCTTTTAATGACGCCTTGTCAGAAAACTCCATATCCATGATAAATCGTTCTCTAGATCCAGCATACTCAAAAGCAAGTGCTTTGTATTCAGAGAATAACTTATCAACATCTTTTTTAGTCAATGGTTTGTTTTTTTCTACTCTTTGCATTACAAAGTTGTCGCCAAATAGTTTGCCCACTACAACAGCATCAATCGTGTTTGATTCCTTGAATAGATTGTCAATTACCTGAGTTTTGAATTCAATATCCTTTGACACCTCATCAAGTTGCATAGCCAGTTGTCGTCCAGTTGCCGGGGCGTTGTCAATAATGTTGTTGATGGCGACGGCTCTGTTTACGCCGAACTTGGAAAGTTCCGAGATGAGAAGTTTTCTTTCTCTTTCCAACTTGACTATTGCCTTGCCCATTGGAGATTCTTTGGCTTTTTCTGTTAGTTTATCAAGGCGTTCTTTAAGTGTTTCTATGGTTCTAAGTTTTTCTTTTTTCAACTTATCCAATAGTTTGTTTATATTAGCAGCCTCTTTCTTCAACTTTCTTTGTTGAGCCTTGTCTGCGGAGTCAATTTTATTATTGATTGCTTCTAAAGATTGACCTAGTTTTGCCTGTCTTTCTGAAATATTACTTATCTTTTCTTTTACCTTGTTTGTTTCTTCAGTAATTCCTTCAGTGCTTTCTTCTAAAAGAGTCTTGTATGATATAAGAGATTCTTCGATGCTTCTTAGTTCATCATCCAGTTCCTTTATCTTCTTATAGTCTCTTCCAAGTCTTGTGTTCTGTTTGTCAATGCGTTCCATCTTTTTTCTGATGAGTCGCATTCTTCTAGCACCTCTAATGTTTCCTGCTTCTGTTAATTCTTTTTCACGCTGGGCAAGCACATCAATTATGTTTGTTGGGGCTCCTTGGTTTCCAATCTGTGCTGCCCTGTCTCCTGATACGCTCTTGTATAATAGGATCTTGAACTTGCGAGCATCTGATTCACCTAGAATGTCTTCTGCCTTTGTCTTTCCCTTTTCAAATCCATCCATGAGCCTTGCTTTTAGTTCATTAAACTCGTTCTGTTCTGTTTCAGAGAATCCTCTCTTTACATTGAGAACTTTTTGAACCAGTTGGGAGTAACCAGTTGGATTTGCAAGCATCTCTTTAAGGTGGTCCAAATCTGTTTTAATTTGTGATTCAGACAAACCCTTGGATTGAAGTTGTGTTCTTCTCTTATCAAGAATCTTTGCAAGTATTTCTGGTGAACATGGATTCATTATTTCTCCTTATCAAAGGCAGTTTCTAAACTCAGGATCATCTCTGAGGTTTCTTAGGAATTCTTCTCTATCAATATTATCAGTACTGGTTAAGGTTTCTTCTAGGTTTGTTGGTTGCTGAACAACCTCTTCACTTAGACTTTCTGTTATTGGAGGATCCAATGATTCTGTTTCTGGAGATGCATCTGATGTTGGCGATTCAACAGGATTGATTTCAAGTTTAGCCTCAATATTAGAGGGTGGCTCAGAAACGGCTGGAGTTTCTTGTGGAGCCGTAACAGTTTCCTGTTCAACAGCAGGAGTAACCTCAGCAGCCTCTTCAACAACCTGTGCTTCTTTTGCTTTGGCAAACCCAAGAACTTTATTAAATGTTTCTTGACTTATGTTTAGCCCTACGGTTTGTGCGTTTTCAAAAATCTCTTTAATAAGGGTGGTGTCAAACTCACCGTTATCTGTTCTGAATGCATCAATAATGCTAACTGCTTGTTGAGTTGTGTTTACAACATTTATTTGTGGGGCTATGCCTGCTTTGGCAACAGCACTTTTGCCAACCTCAGCAAGCCTTTCTACCCTTTGATTTATTGCTTCTGTATCTAAAAGAATATCAGCATATGCTTTCTTTATTTCCTCTTTATATTTTGCAGGATCTTCAGCCATCATCTGTGCTTGCTGTTGTTCGGAAATACCCATTTCCTTCATCTTGTCTGCAACCAAAAATTGTATGGCGATTTGTCGATTGACGATATCCCAATCCGATTCTGCTATTGTCAACCCTCTTTCACTCATTTGATCCAAGACTGCTCCGTATAGAAGAAGGGCTGCTTCTTCTTCGTCTAGAGCAATGTTCTTTCCTGTTGTTGGATCCTTAGGCAATGACTCAAGAACTCCTGTGGATATTGAGGTAAGATCAATATTGATTCCTTTTTGTCTTGCAGCACTCTGTAATACAACCATGGCTTGCATAACATGTGGTGGCATTGTTGCATCAGTATTATCTGTCATGTTTTGCCACACAATGTGTTGATGCAATGTAAGGTAAGCACCAAAGTATGCTTGTTCTATTTGATCTAAAGATAAATCTTTATTTGTGAGTTGTGCTTGGAACTCAATCATTCTTTTAAGATTGGGATTTATTTTTCTGGTTGCAACATTCCAAATAAATGGACCTAGTGCTTTAGTATTTCCTGCCTCAAATAACTTACCAACACTTAGGTTTGTTGTTCTAAATAGAGGCCCAAAAGCAATTTGACCTAGTGCTTCTGAGTAGGTTTCTTGCCACAATCTTTCTCCACTCCATGCCATATTGTCTGTTAATTGGTTTTGAAGACCGTACAAGAAACCCTCAACAAGACCCTGTGTTGCATCTATTGGAGCCATGTATAAGAATCGTTGTGCTACATTAAGTTCAGAACCCCATTTAACTCCTTCTGCCACAAGACCCCATCCACCAGTCATTATTCTGCCTGCAATACTACTTGTTGCAATGCTTCCCCAATTGCTTGGAACCATTAATGCCTGCGCCGTTCTTGCTCCATGAATTATTCTATTGGTGTTTCTTGTTGCCAAACTTAGTCTATTTATGTTGTTAAGTGTTTGCACTTGATCATTTATTGTACTAGCCATTCTTAATGCTTTTACTCCCCGCACGCCAATAGTTGCTCCCGAAATGCCACCATATACTCCAACTGAGGCAAGAGTTAATGCTATTTCAATCGGCATGTCTGCTGATCTAAATGACTGTCTAAGGAAATTTAAACCCCAATCAAGAGCATATCCTAAAGTACTGCTGTCTCTTCTGTCATTTTCTAAAATAGCAGCTAGATTAGAGTTATCAATAGACTCATTAATCATATATCTAAACTCCCAATGGTTTGGGGTGTTTGCCAGCATTTCTGGATTTAGTCCAGCAACACTGGTAAGATATGCAGCAAAGTCAGGGTGGTATTCTGATAAAACCCTCCATGCTTGTTTTCCATCCCATCCTTCTTGCTTAGCCCCTCCTAAATAATCGGTTGGCAATATTCCTTCATCCCACCATGCTCTAACATTTTCAAGAAAAATAAAATTGGTGTCAACATTTTGACTACCTTCTGTTCTTCCATCCACAAAAGGGATGACATCAAGCAATCTATCCCACGATCCTTGAAAGGTTTTTGCACGGTCTATATTGGCTTGTTCTTCTGGGGTTGGTTTTGGGAACATTTCAGGAAACTGATCCTCCAGTGTTCCAAATATGTTGCCACCTGCTGTGTACAATCTATTTGTTCTGTATATAGATGCTTGTTCGGTTCCACTAAGTGCCAACATGTTTTCTCGCCCGTAAGCCAAAAGATCTTGAGCATGCCTTGGGTCAATGTCTCTATAACCTATGTTACCAGTATCATAATCAATACCAATAATAGGAGCAGCTAGTCCAAGTTCTTCTCTTAATTCCTTTCCTCTTGGAGTAAGACCACTTGAACTTTTAATCATTTTATTAATAAACTCAATTGATTTTTGATTTTCCTGTTGTGATCTTTTTTCTGCTTCTTCTTCTGCTACATATTGTGCATAGGTAGTAGTGTCTTTCTTTTCATAGAATGTTGAATAAACTGCTAAATCAGAGAAGAACTTTGAAAACTCTTCTGAGTCTCTTTCTGTTTCTTCGGCAATTCTTCCGGCTGCAATATCATACAACCTTTTGTTTTGCTCTTGTCTGCTTTTTTCGGCCTCAGTTGGCTGTGTCTTTAGTCTTTGCCAATCGTAAATGCTCATTTAGTTTTCTCCGCTTGTTCTTTCTTTTTCTTTTCTTCTTCTAATTTTTTCTTTCTTTCTCCCTCTGTTCTAATTGCATTTGCAACTTTTTCCATTCTTGCCCTAATGCCAAATATTCGCGGGTCTGTAGCAGCATCCTTATATTCTTTGTTGTCAAGAAATTCCTTGGCTGCCTCTTCATATTTACCCTCAGACAAATATTTTCTTGCTTTAGGGGATTTCCCCCATGATCCTCTGTATGTTGCGGATATCAATTGAATCTGTAGTTCTTCTGTGTGATCTTCAAACTTAAGTCCACCATGCTTATTAGTAAACTTTTTTGCTCTTTCAATATAAGTTGGGATATCTTTTTCAAACAACAAGAATGCCTCTTCTTTAGTTAAGGTTCCTTTTCCTGCCATAAACTCATCATAATTTTTGTCTGGGAATGCTTCTTTAAATGCCTTTCTACTTCTTTCTGAGCCATCTAAAAGATGTCCATGCCCTACAGTAAAGAAATCGCCCTTTCTATCCACTTTCTTGGGTGATGAACTAAACCCTTCTGACCCAATAATCTCGCTTGCTATCTTGTTGTTTGGAGGCAGGTATGCAACAGCAGCCATTCCTAATGCCTGTGCTGCCATTCCTCTTGGTCCTTTTGTGGTTGTATTTGATGACATTTTAAGCGCTTCAGCATGCACTTCATTTAGTCTTTGTTCTTCTAGTTGCTGTTCTTCTAAACTTTTCTCTTTAGTTTTTTTTAGTGGTCTGTCCCCAGCTCCTCTTGCTTTGTCTCCAGCTCCTCCTACTCCAAAATTTGTAAATGGTTCTTCTTTTGTTTCTGGAGTAATTAACACTTCTCCTAATGTTGAAACATCAATAAGTCTCATAATAGCAGGAGATAGTGGAATTCTTATCATTGGTGAGCGTCCGTTTTGTCCAATCATTATGTGACCATTTTTGTTTAAAAAGAATCCACTGTGTGTGTTTCTTCCATTCTCCATAAGATAGTATCCACTTTGGCTCCATGCTCTATTAAATTCTTGCTCAGGCAAAAGTGCATTATTATAAACAAGACCCTCAAAATCAGATGAAAAGAATGGTGAAGGCACTGGCAAAGACTTGTCAGCTATATTCAATGCTGCCCTAAAGAAAGTTATGTTACTCACATCTCCCTTTTTTGACAAAGCAGTTATCTCATCTTTTAACCCAGAGTCAAATTGGTCCCAAACTGTTGGTGAAATAAGCTCATCAATAAAATAATTCATTCTGGCTTCTGCAAACTCTCTTTTATTTGTTGATGTATTTGGGGATGCCAAAAAGAATTCGGCTGCAATTTCGTTTCCCTTATTTTTAAATAAAGGAACAAACTCATTATCGTAGTTTTTAACCTCTATTTGGCTTCCCCATCCAAGGGGAATTGGAGATCCCTGATAATGATATGCTGGCGGCAGGGTTTTTCTTTGTGTGCTTCCTAATTTAGTTCCGTTGTAATCTTGATATAACGTAGGAAGATAACCATTTGTATTATTATGCCCATCAACAAAGGAAAAATACTTAAAAAGTGTTCTCATTCTATCTAGCACGGAATCATTTTTTGGGAAGTCAAGTATATTGTCTTGCTGTAAAGTCATCATTGTTGGAAGTACAGCCGCCAAAGATGGTCTTAAGGTTCCGGGAACAGGCACATTAATTCCATGCAATAGGTTTTTAAGCAGACCATCAACAATGTTCCATTCCATTGGAGAATCTTTTTTACTCCTTGCCCCAACTGATTGACCAGCTATCCACCACCAACTATCGTCTTTTAAGTACTCATCAGACATATTAGCAAGAATACTCATAATGTTTTTTTCATTGTCACCGTTACCCCAAAGAGGAAGAATATCCCCCGCTTGGATGTGAAAAAAAGGATCTGATATTCCTGCATTATAAGAATTTGCAAATCGTTGTGGTATTTGATAATAGTACTGGTGTCCTTGCGATTGTGACCACATTGCTGAGGACACAAGAATATCTCTTGTTAGTTTAGCTCTATTATCCTCATTTATTTTTATTGGTGCTTGTTTATCAGAGGTCATTATATTAGACATTGAAACAAAACCATTTATAACAGAAGAATGATCTTCTCTTGCCATTGCCTCTAGCATTACTCTAACAAAATCATTAGAATTTCCTGGGTAATATGCATCATTGCCTCTCATTCCTATTGGACCTGCTGAAGCTAAAATTTCTGATGCTACGTTTGATAAATCTCTTGTTCCTGTTGTCATTAACCCAGTGTATATTTTTGCATTCCTTTGTACAAAATCTCTTACTGCCGATCTATCAAGACCATCAACACCACGAAGTTGGTGTGCTAATTGCCTTGCAAAGGCTAGTTGTAGTTGTGTTGTTCTTTCACTTGGGTTTCCAAAGATAGACATAAAATTGTCCACTCTTGCCGCTGCTTCTGGACTGTACGACAAATCCAGAACCATTGTATCTCCTGTTTGTGGGTCTATATATGACACCTCTCTTGGGTACTTGTTTGCATGGGATTGGTGAAAACTTGCTATTCCCTTTGAAGTAAAAGATTCCGCAAGAGTTACCACTTCTGCAAGCATTAGCAGTGGAGATCCGCTTAGCATAGATGTTGGGTTACCTAGTTCGGATAGTTCTGTATTAACAACTTCATCCATCCATTGCTGCATTCCCTCTCTTTGGGTGCTTGATATAGGACCACTAAAGAAACTGGTAGACCAAAGTGCAAACAATTTAGCACCGCGTTTAGTGAATCTACCTGTTTCTTGATTAAAATACTCTGGATTTGTCCAGAATTCCGCAGCATTTTTTATTGGTAATTTTTCTGTAAAATCAAGTGGGCTAATTTCTACGGGTTCATTTGGACCAAGTTGCCCGTTGTTTAAACGAATCATTGCATATTTTGCAAGATCTGTTTTTTGATCAAGTTGTCTAGCCTTAGCCACAAGATTTTGCATCATAGGAGCAGTCATCCAAGGCTGACTTGCATAGTCATCTCTTATAATTTTTGCTCGTTCCTCATCTGTTCTTGCTTCTGACATCTTTCGGTTGAATTCCCCCGCTGCATAAAAAGCCTCAACACTGTTATCATCCAACACATCTTGTCTGTTTAGTGTTGCAAATGGTTTAAATGCATCTGGTATTTTTGCAGCCTCGGTTGCTGCTGCACTAACAGATCTTCCATAGTCTTGAAAAATAGTGTTAACAACTCCGTGAAACATTCTTACAACAGGATCATCTATCCATTTAGATAGATCGGCTGGGAAAGCATAGCCTTCTGGGGCATCCTCAAGTCCCATTGCAATTAACAAATCTTTGTCAGTTGTTTTTCCTGTTGGAAAATGGGTCTTAACAAAACCTAACAAATCTTTGTTCAATTCTTTTTGAAGTGCTTCAAATGATGGTTGGACTCCCGGCAAATACTTAGCACTGTATTGAATAGAGTCTAACTCATCTTTTACAAGATTCATATACACAGGATCATTAAAGACTTCTCTTAATACGGCATTGGATCTATTTTGTAATTCTTTTTTCCCAGCATCTGATAAGTATATTTCTCCATCTTCTCTTTGTTCATACAAACCAGTGTTAACAAGATCACTCACATTAAGGTATGCGCGAGCAAGTCTTTGCTCTCTTTGGCTAAGTGGAATATCTGGCTTTCCCATATTAGATTCAATTGAATCTACCGCATCCCTTATCACAAAATTTCTCCTATCTATCCCTTTTCTTGTATTGTTTTGATTTAAAAGACCCCCTATTATTATTCCCTTTGTTTCTTTTGAGTCTTTTCCAGCAAATATGTCTGGTGTATTTTCACTTCTTCCTTCAATGTAATTGTTTCTTGCGGCTCTTAATCCTATTTCCATTTCAGCTACTGCTTCATTTGCTCGCATTTGACGAAAAGTTGAAGATATTTTAACTATTTCATTGTTAAATTGTTGGACTATTTTTCTAGCATACGAAGTTCTGTCATCATCGTTTCTAAATGCAGTATTGGTTTGAAGAGAATGCGATACAACTGTTTCAATTAATTCTCTAATATCCTGTGGTCTTTGATAACTACTAATAGAATCCAAAAGAGATCCACTTTGGATGCTCCAATTTCCCTTTTCATCTTGTAAAAGACCTATTGCTTGATAAATAATTTCTGGGTTTTCAATTTCTGTAAGCCATCTTAAAGTAGCAACAGGGGCAAATGGTCCTCTTAATAGTTCAACCATTCCCGGCAAAGAATCAACAAGACTTGCTGTAGTATCTCTCATCATTTCTGTGGCTACGTCAACCAAATAAGCACTTCTTTCACCTGCTGCTTTGTTTTCAACTGCACTAATAGATCTTAAAACTGCTTCCATTTGTGGTGATCTGGTGTTTCTATATGACAATATTTGTTGTATTTTTTCCAAAAGTCTTGGGTCGGATCTAAATGCTTCATAATATTTTTCTGGAGAAAGCAAAAGATTTTCACTTTCAAATCTTGCAAGTTCTGTTTCCCATTCTTGGGCTAACTCAGCAATTCTACCATCAACACTTTTGTTTCTTGCCTCAAGTGATGCTGTTTTTATTTCAGCAGCATTTGCAATACCTGCTTTTGTTCTCATTCCCCCTAAAATTTCTTCTTGCATTTGAAGTTCAAGAGCAGATAACAACTCAGGATTATTAATGTCGTGTTTAGTTCCTCCCCATTCAAACACCCCTTCTCCATTTAACTGTGCTTGTTCTAGAGCAGCATAGGCAGTTCTATACTCAAATAGTTTATCTTGGTCATGTTTATTATTTCTTTGTTGTTCTGCTTCTTCCATTTGAGCAGGAAAAGTAAACATGCTCATGGATGATTGAGCCATGGATGCAAGATTTTGGAACAAGTACTCCTCTTGTGATTGTCTTGGTCTTTGACCGTATACATCACCAAGTTGAATCTGTCCTCCTCTTACTGTCCCTTCCCCATAGTATTGGGGTGATGGTGTAACAATATCAGTAGAAGGAGCAATTGCTTCTGGCCTTATTAATCTTGGGTCAATCATTATTATCCTCCTCTTTCACCGTAAGGAAGCCCGGCATTAGTTGTTACTGTTCCTCCCGGACCTTGATAGGATGACAGTCCTGCTCCATGAAGTTGAGCGAATGTGCCAAGACCAGCAGCAGTTCCACCAAGAATTCCAGAGACAACTCCCAATGCTCCACCTGATTCCAACATTGGTTTTTGGCTTGGGAGTTGAAGATTTGGTAGTATTAAATCAAACCTTTGCTGAGCCATCATGTTTTGCATTTGTCTTTGGATGTTTGCTTCTGTTTGTTTAAAGTTCTGGTCCGATTGCATTGCTTGCTTTAAAAAGTTAGAACTCTGAGACAATTGAAGTGCCCTTGATGTTCCTCCTGCTATTCTTGATGATGCCATTGTTCTTGCTAATGCTCCTTTCATTTGTCGATAGTTCTTGCTCATTTCACCATCAACAAATTCTTTTTGTCTGCCAAGAGCAGTAAGAGAATCTGACTCATATAGGTATGCTGCTTTCTGTATTGCCGCATTTCTTTCTCTTTGTTGGGCTTCCGCATACGATGCATTGAACAACTCTTTTCCATTATTGATTCCTTTTTGCATTTCTCCCTGCACCCAAGCATTGATTGCCTGCTGGTTTCTGTTATCTGCTCCAAAAACCCCAGCAATTCCTTGGAACAATCCACCTAATATACCAGATCCTAATGCAAGTTCTGCAAATATCATTATATCACCTCCTTAGTGCCATCCCCATTGGTTTTTGTTTGACCTTTGTTTTTTGGCAGTCAACTCTCTTATTGCTCCGCTATGGGGAATCCAGTCGGATGCACGGAAATCACTAGCCCAACTCT